CCAGCTGCGCCATCAGCACTTTCACGCTGTGTGCCTTGAGCATGGTCATGAGCACGATCTCTGTGCTCGTCACCGTAGCATTCTGGACAGCCAGCGCCGTCGCACTCAGGACATGTCTCGCCTTCTTCCTCATCGTCTTCATGATCATGACCTTCTGACATCAAGGCTGAATCATCATAGTTGCCCCAGCCACCCATCATGTCAGGTGTGGAGAATTTGAAAACCATCACACATTTGTCATCAATGTAGCCGCGAATTTCCATTCCGTCCGCACTTTCTTCTTCGCGATCAAAGTGATCCTGTTCGAACATACTGAAAAAGTCAGTGCTGTCTTCGTAATACTCGCCGTCGATGGCTTCAAGCTCTTCGCCGCCTGAGCCTTCTGCTACTGCCTCGTCGTAACGGTCGTAGCGGTCTCTGACAGGATCTAATGCTCGACCTTCACGGCCGGCTTTAGCTAACGCTGCCATTCCTTCTCGGCCGTACTTTTCATAGCCCTTGGCAGCACGACTCATGCCTTCGCCTTCAGTAACACCTTGCTCGTCCAATCCTAACTTAGATAAATTACCCTGTTTACCGGCCAATTTAAGAGCTTGAACGTTTGCCTGTCGATGTAATTTAGAGCGTTCATCAAAGTCAAGAGCGTTTAGTTTTGATCTTACTGCACGACTATATTCACTAATTTTTGGAATTCTACCGTGCATCGAATAAAAGTTTAGTATCTCTCCAACTAACCGATCCTTAAAAGTACCACTGGTATCTTTGTATGTGTCTTCGTCCATGGTACCGTGTGACTGCATAATTTCAGGACTGCGTTCAGCATAGTCGTGATACAGCTTGGTCAACTTCTCTGCAGGAATATCACGTCCAGTTTCTGCTCGAATAGCACGGGCCCAACCTTGAAGAAATTGTCCTTCACTTGTGCCCTGTGGATAGCCGACCACACAGTCGTTGTAGGCCTGCTTGATCACATCCATGATGCCTTCTGACAAGGTTGACTCGTCCAAGACAGGTCTGGCAGTTACATTGGTAATTCTTGAACCGTCATAACGATCACTTTTCAACAGCATTGTTTCGGCCAGATCACAAGCAGCTTGTTCACTGGTGGCTGTGACAGTGATGCCAATTTTACGTTCAGCTGTTTCATCTTCGTGTGCTGAATCATCATACAAGGTGATTATTACACGAAACTGTCTGGGTTCGTCGCCACCACCACCGCCATAGTTTGAACCACCTGGGGCTAAAAATTCATTTAGGTTTCCTTCTGAGACACTTTGATCAAGATATTTTTTAAGTAGTTGCTTAAACTTAGCACCAGCTTCGGTATGGTCACCGGAAGATATTGCTGCTTGTTGTGCAAGAGACTCAATCTTTTGAATTTTGTCCTGTAGGCCGTGTTGTGCAGCAATCTGTTTTGCAAACTTGTGCAGCAGATGATGTGCCTGATCATTATTCAGGTTCATGTTACTTCGCAGCCAAAGAGCAGAAGGAAATTCAATACTTTCTGACACATTTTTCTTCTTTGACGCAGCAGACTGATGACGCTTGACTTCCTTGCGACACTTGTTGCAATGTAGCACACCGTCCATGTCGTCATGCTGACCGGTTTCTTGATAGGTGCCTTTTTTACAGGCAGTACATTTCTTACCCGTCATATCAACTGTCCTACTGTCGCTTTCTGTGATGCCTTTCTTTAGATCAGCAATGAAATCTTTTAATGTAGCACCGGGATTTTTGGCTTGAAATTTCCGGTAGTTTTTGGCGAAGTCCGGATGCTTTGGATCCCACTTGTCATAGGCGTCACTATCGTCTGAGCTTTCTGCAAATGTCTTTCGAGCAGCGGCTACAGCACTACGGCTTTCGTTCAATTGTCGTTTGGTTGGGCCAGTGGTCACTTCAGCAAAGTGGTCCATTAGCCGACGCAGGCTTGCTGCGTCGTGATCGGGTACTAGCACAGGTTTGATTGTCATTGGGGAGTTCCTTGGTTCGGTTTGTTTATTTATGTTGTATCACGTTGTTTACATTTGTCACCATGCCAACGTTTATACATTCCTACGCTTGCTGATTTACCACAATGTTCGCATGTTTTCTTTTGTTGAGATGGGTGTGTGCCGGCTTCTAAGCGTTTACGGTTGGCGTCTGGGCCAACCCAGGGATTTTTTCCTTCAGCAATCATGCGTTTATTGTGCTCTGGACCTACTAAGTTATGTCTACCTTCTTCTATCAGTTTTTTGTTTAGCTTACCACCTGCGTTTGGACTATTGCCATTTTGCCAGTGATGTATTCCTTGTTCGCTACGCCACTTGCTGGGATTATTTGTTAGGTTTATGTGTGTACCACGTTCCATTGCTACTTTGGCATTACGGCCATCTTTGTTTGGATTACGATCGCCTTGTAAATTGTGTATACCTTGTTCTACTCTGTTTTTTTGTCTGATTCTACTATTTTCCCTAGCAGCAGGATCTTTACGCATATAATGATTTTCACCACTAATTTTGGCAGCTACTTCCGGATTCTTCATTGGATTATTTTCGCTATCAAATCCTACAGGATCGGACGTTCCGTTCATACAGTTTGGTTTGCCGAAATGCTCTGCTAAGTATTCGCCTTCTAATTTCTTTAACTGTTCTTCATTTGCAGCAAACTCTAATATTTCTCTTGTAACAGATGTTCTATCTTTAATACTCGCAGGCCAGTAACCAGAACCAATATAGCCATCATTGAGATTTTCAGTGCTATGACGGCCAACATAGTACTTGCCATTTTTGTGAGTAGTTTTATAGATGATATGATATTTCATAATGTATTTATAACATAATCACACGCATTACGCAACCTATTTGAGTCAACAAAAAACCCACCGAAGTGGGTTTCTTGCTTTTTGAATAACAACTAAATGGATTAGCTGAAGCTCAAATTACTTACGGCGATTTCCCCGACATAATCTCCGGCATTCCCGAAACTGCTGGCCGTGTTAGTTAATTCCACAAATCCGTAACGAGTCATAAATGATACGACTGGTTCGAATGTTGATGGATCCAATACAACACCACTGCTCATTAGAGGAATGTATGGGCAATAGAAAGCAGCAGCATCAGCTTCACTACTACCTTTGTAGCCTACTAATACACTCTGTGTGTCAGGAGCGTAGCTGTTTACAAACACACGTAATGAACCATTCAATGTACCAACAAACTTGGTGTTTGTAGGTGCTTCAAATGTGCCTTCTGTGGTGCGAGCAAAAGCTGAGGTTGTTGCACTTTGTAATACTGTTAATGCTGCTGAACTTACAACAGCCCAGTTACCTGCGCCACGACGTGTACGTTGTGCGATCAAGTTAGCAACACGGTTGATGAGAACAGCTAATGCAGCATGCTCGTCACCTACGAATGTAGCTGTACCTGAAACGGTAGCTTGGTTATATGTGTACTCAGTAGCAGCTAAACTACTTAAACTTAACAAGATCTCTTGATCGATTTCAGCTGTGATCTCTTGTGCTAAGGCAGCCATGATCTCTGCTTCAACATCAATACCATGCATAGCCTGTGCGTCTTGAGCACTTTCAAATGTCCAACGAGCTTGTAACTTACGTGTCTTAGCTTCAACAGCTTGCTTCAAGATCTGGATTGAAATCTGCTTACCGCCTGTACCTTCCATGGTAGCTGTGTTGTTACCGGTGTAACCAGTAGCAGTTGTAGTACCTTGGGGAACTGTGGAGTATGCTGTAGCGATGGTAAAGGGGCTTAATGCTTCTTGACCGGCTGTAACACTTGTAGCAGCTTGACTATTGTCTGTTAAACTCTGTGCGTAACGTACACGTAATGTATGGATCTGACTAACAGGACCAGTCATTGGCTGTACACCCACTAACTCATTAGCGATAACAGTAGGCATCACACGACGGATAACTGGTAGAATTACACGGTTAAGTGTAGCGATGTTACCTGACGCTGTTGAACCTGATGTTGCGTTCTCTTTCAAATACTTACGTGTGTTTTCGAGGATTACACTCATTGAACTACGCTTAGAACCATTTAAACCTTCTAAAAGCGCACTCTTGGTTTCGTCCCAACGGCTTTCTAATAATGCTTGTGACATTTAAGTCTCCTTTGTCTTTTTTTACAGCCCTGCCAAACGCTTTAAGTCGATGACGTTGCTGGTTGATTCTTCTTCAACGTCATTGCGCTCTTGGCCGCGGGCAGATTTATCACCAGTCACTGTGGATAACGTTGTCTCAGTGAGAACTTTTGGCTCTTTCTGTGAACGATTCTCCAACACTGCTGGAAGATACTTTTCAAAAGCAGTCTTTAACCTTGGGGTCTGGACGCTTTCCAATAAATTACGCATAATCTCGGCTTTTTCCTCATTTAATGGGGATAATAACTCGTCTAATGTGCTCTGACGCTCATTAGACTCTTTGACGATGCGTAATTCACGCTCTTTTGATTCCACTAAAACTTTCGCTTTTTGTGTGAATCGGATGGCTTCTGTCAGTTTAGCATCCTTCTGTGCGATGATGTCATTTAACTTGCGAACCTCTGCTTTCTCATTGAGATGAGTGGCCCCAAATTCTGCACTATACGCTTCGAAGATGCGACGACCAAAATTGTTCTCGCGAGCAATCTGGATGTCTTCTTTTAACTGACTGAGTTCAGTCTTGAGATGCTGGCTAACGGCACGGGTCATCTTTTCGGCGCTTTCTTTTACAAAACGCTGTTTTAATGACTCTAGTTTTCTACGAGCTTCTGCTACTAAACGAACTTTGGCTTCCACCACTTCACGCTTGTCTTGAGCAAACTCTCTGATCTCTTGTGCTAACGCATGCATGATAAAACCTTCTAACTTCTCAAGGCCTTCATTGTGCGTTTTTCTGTCACGACGCAACTCGCCAATCTCTTCCGACAATTTAGAAACCATAAAGCCATTGAACTTTGTGGCGTTTTCTTTCATTGTGCGTTGGAAATTGACGCGGTCTTCGGCTAAAGCCTTTTTCTCAGCTTTGATACCGTCGATTTCTGCGACGAGACCTTCTGTTACCATGCGATCTAAGGCTTCCACCATCACTTGCTTGTCATGCTGATAACGCTGCGCAAACTCTTCGCGGAGTTCTGCGCGAGCCTGCTCACGAGCCTCAACTAACTTGGTTTCCCAGGCTTCGTTGATCTCTTGACGAGTTTCCTCGTTGATCAGTTCGCTATCTAGTAACGGTTTTAAA